GCTTTTTATGAGGGGGAACAAGGCAAGGCGATAAAAGGTGCTTTGGGTACTGCCGCTGAATTTACAAAAGTTCTTGCGGATGCTCAAGATGTTTCCTCTTCGGCGGCTTTTGAGGGTGCGAAGAAATACAAGATTGCATCGGTTATAACCTCGGCAATACAATCATCTTTTGAGGCATATGGATCTGCTCAACAATTTGGCCCCGTATTGGGCCCGATACTTGGAGCCGCCCAAGTCGCTGCAATTGCTCTTGCATCGAATAAGGCCATCAATGATATCAAGAATTCATCTTTTTCATCACCATCTTTACCGAGTACAACAACCCCCACCCAGGGAAGATCTCTGCAAACTAATTTTAACATAGTTGGAACGAGTGGGATCAATCAATTAGCCCAGGGCATTGGAGGGCAGTTCCAACAGCCCCTCCGGGCTTATGTGGTCGGATCTGATGTGATGGGATATGATGAACTGCAACGCCGTAGAATAAGAACCGCAACATTTGGATAATGAAACTGATTGAACTAATTATTGATGAAAACGAATTACTCTCCGGGATCAATGCGATCTCCCTGGTAGAATACCCGGCTATTGAGGAGGATTTTGTTGCATTGAATTCAGCGAAGAAAGTAGAGTTTGCTACACAGAGTGAAGAAAAGCGCATCCTAATGGGCGCGGCTCTCGTTCCTAACAAACCCATTTATCGGAAGAATGGGGAGGATGAGTTCTATGTATATTTTACAAAGGACACGATCCGAAGAGCGTCGGAGATGTTTTTCCAGAATGGAAACCAGAACAATTCCACCCTTGAACACGAAGTCGACCTCCAGGGATTGAGCGTGGTGGAATCTTGGATCATCGAGGATGAGGAATATGACAAGAGCAGAAAATATGGGCTTGATCTACCGATTGGCACTTGGATGGTATCTATGAAGGTAAACAATCCGGATATCTGGGAGGGATATGTTAAAAGCGGAAAGGTCAAGGGATTTTCGATTGAGGGATACTTTGTGGACAAAGTAAATATGAGCCGAGAAGGTTTGGAGGATATCGAGGAACAAGAAGCGGCATTGATCCTCTCTTCCATTGTTGGGATCATAAAGAGTGATAAAAGATTGAAGAAGGGGAAAAGGGTTGAGATGGAATCTTACACGGATTACCCGGATGCAGTCAAGAACAATGCAAAGCGTGGCATTGAATTGAATGAGAAGAACAATAACAAGTGCGCTACCGATGTGGGCAAGATCCGAGGACAACAACTTGCACAAGGAAAAGCCATCAGCGTAGAAACCATCAAACGGATGTACTCCTATCTATCAAGGGCAGAAGAGTATTATGATGAATCAGATTCTTCGGCTTGTGGTACGATCTCTTACTTGTTATGGGGAGGGAAAGCCGGAAAGAGATGGGCAGAATCTAAATTGAAAGAATTGGGCAAATTATGAAGAAAGAACCTACACCTTCAAGATCATCACCCAAAGGATCAAAAAGAGGTTGCTTGTGTTGGGATAAGGGAACATACTCAAAGAAGTGTTGCGATGGATCTTTGAGAGCGCAAGGAATCGGATCAATTGTTCAGATCCCAGAGTAAAAATGTAACAATCAAGACCCAAGCGGTCATTTAATTGAAAGCAATTCTATTATGAAGGCACAGAGTGTATTAAACAAAATTTTGACAGAACTCGCACAAATCCGCAAGGTAGAGTTCGCTCAAATGAACCTGGAGAATGGAACCATTCTTGAGGCAGAAGAGTTCGCTCCCGAGAATGAGGTATTCATCCTTTCCGGAGAAGAGCGCATCCCCGCACCCGTGGGAGAACACAAACTTGAAGATGGCAAAATCCTGGTAATCATTGAGGAAGGGATCATTGCAGAGATCAAGGAAGAGGCCGCCGTTGAGGAGGTTGAAATGCAATCAGAGGAAGCCATAGAGGTTGCCGAAGAGGTAGCATCTGAAGTTGCTGATGAGGCGGCTGAAGCGATCACGGAAGAAGTATCTGCCGCTATTGAGGTTGCAGTTGCTGAAGCCCTCGCACCGGTTGTTGAGCAAGTAGCAGAAGAGATGAAGAAGATGCGTGATGAGATGGAGGCTTACAAAACCGAAATGTCCGCAATCGAAAAGAAATTCTCTTCTCAATCTGCCGCTAAAGCAATTAAACACGCCCCTGGCACAAAGAACGAAACCAATGTCAAATTAGCATCCAAGCGTGTCCCTACCGCTATGGATCGTGTATTGGCTAAACTGAAATAAATTTTTTTACTTAATTAGAAATGGCTACTACTACTTCTATCACTACTACTTACGCTGGCGAATTTGCAGGTAAGTACATCGCTGCTGCCCTTTTGAGTGCAGACACGATCGAGAAAGGCCTCATTGAGGTGATGCCTAATGTTCACTACAAGCAAGTGATCCAAAAGGTTGGAACTGATGACATCGTAAAGGATGCTACTTGTGATTTCACCCCGACCTCTACCTTGACCCTCTCCGAGCGTGTCTTGACTGTTGAGGAATTCCAGGTCAACTTGCAACTTTGCCGTAAGGACTTTTTGTCTACTTGGCAAGGTGCTCAAATGGGTTATTCCGTTTACGATTCTCTTCCCGCTGATTTCAGCGAGTTCTTGATTGCACACGTTGCTTCAAAAGTTGCTCAACGCATCGAAACGAACATCTGGCAAGGTGTTAACGCTACTGCCGGTCAATTCGACGGCTTCCAAGCCCTTCTCGCCGCTGATGGTGATGTTGTTGATGTTACGGGTACTTCAGTTACTGCCGCTAACGTCATCACTGAATTGGGCAAAGTAGTTGATGCGATCCCTGCCGCTTTGTACGGCAAGGAGGACTTGACTATCTACGTTCCCCAGAATGTTGCGAAGGCTTACGTTCGTGCTTTGGGTGGATTCGGTGCTTCTGGTTTGGGTGCTAATGGTGTTGAGAACAAAGGCACTATGTGGTACGGCTCCGAGCCCTTGTACTTCGATGGAATCCGCGTTGCTATGGTGAATGGTTTGGCATCTAACAAAATGGTTGCCTCACAATCTTCAAACTTGTTCTTCGGTTCTGGTTTGGCTTCCGATCGCAACGAGGTGAAGGTTCTCGATATGCAAAACCTTGATGGATCCGACAACATTCGCGTTGTAATGCGATTTACTGCCGGTGTTCAGCACGGAGTTGGTGCAGATATCGTTTACTACGCCTAATTCTTTGAATTGATTAACCTCAAGGGGGTGAGGGTTTTGCCCCGCCCCCTTTTTTATTTTTAACAGATATGAGTTGTTTACTTACAGCCGGTCGGACAATCCCTTGCAAGGATGTAGTTGGTGGAATTAAAGCCGTCTACTTCGTGAATTTTGGGGATCTTGGTACGATCACAGAATCGGCAGATGAGGTTACGGATATGACCGGCACATTCTCTGCATACAAATATGATCTGAAGGGAAATTCTTCTTTTGAGCAGAGTTTCAATTCAAGCCGTGAAAACGGAACGACTTTCTTTGAGCAAACTTTGAACTTGACTTTCACCAAGTTAACGAAGGAGGACAACAAAGAATTGAAATTGATGGCCTATGGCCGCCCACAAGTTGTTGTCCTGGATTACAATGACAATGCCTTCTTGATGGGTGCCGACCACGGAGCAGAAGTTACGGGTGGCACGATTGTTACCGGTGCGGCTCTTGGTGATTTGTCCGGATATACATTAACTTTGACGGCTCAAGAATTAAAACCCGCAAACTTTATTGCAGGTGTAGATTTGACAAATGCCGAAGAGGTATTTGCTGGAATGACAAGTGCAACCGTTACGATTGTACCTTAATTCAGATTTGTTTTTTGGTTTGAGAGGGGGCTTTGCCCCCTTTCTTTTTGGAATAAAGTGTAGTGCTGCGGTTATTTAATTGAGATGCATATCCTTAAACCTATTCTAACTGCCCAGGAGATCACGATCATCCCCAGGGGATACGTTTACTCTTCGGAAGATCTTACTTTGTACTTTCAAAGGGTTTTATTTGATGGAGGAATACTTGAGGCACAAGGTTGTGTTCAAAGTGCTTTGAATGATTTAGATGGTATAGCAATTTACTTGACAAATGAAAGCACCAACACTACAAGTGTAATAAACCCCACAAATACGGAATCTAACGGCTATATGACCCTCTCTGCCGAGTTTTCTCTAACGGAAGGGGTGTTCTATGGTATGAAAGTTTTTGATGGCTCTAATTTGATCTACCGAGGTCGAGTTTTTGTAACTTCACAAACTGAATACGACAAGTACACGACCAATGAAGGGGTGTATACGGAGGAAACATCTTACAACAATGAATTCGTGATCATATGAGCAACATCCATATTGTAAACCTATCGAGTTACACGACTCCCGAGATCAAGGAATACAACAACCGAGAGTGGGTATCCTATGGAGAGGACAATGACTATTTTCAATTTCTGATTGATCGGTACAATGGCTCTCCTACGAATAACGCTATTATCAATGGCATTTCTGAACTGATCTACGGAAAAGGGTTGGATGCTACGGATTCTGGAAGAAAACCCGAGCAATATGCCCAAATGAAATCCCTATTCAAGAAGGAGTGCTTACGCAAAGCAACAAGCGACTTCAAGATGATGGGGCAATGTGCATTCCAGGTTATATACTCTCAAGATCATCAGATGATCAATGAGGTGTACCATATGCCTATTGAAACCCTCCGGGCAGAGAAATGCAATGAAGATGGAGAGGTTGAAGGGTATTACTATGCAAAGTCCTGGGAGGATGTAAATGCAAACAAGGAAACCCCAACACGAATCCCCGCATTTGGTTTTTCGAATGAAGGAATTGAGATCCTATACATCAAACCTTACCGGGCGGGATTCTATTACTACTCTCCGGTTGATTACCAGGGAGGTTTGCAATATTGTGAGTTAGAGGAGGAGGTAGCGAATTACCACCTCAATAACATCAAGAATGGGATGAGCCCCTCGATGTTGATCAACTTCAACAATGGCGTTCCAACAGAGGAGGAGAGATATATCATTGAGAACAAGGTTGCGGAGAAATTCTCTGGATCTTCGAATGCGGGAAAATTTATTCTTGCATTCAATGACAACAAAGAATTGGCGGCTTCTATCGAGCCGGTTCAATTGAATGATGCCTCTCAACAATATCAGTTCCTCGCTGATGAGTCAATGCGGAAGATTATGGTATCTCACCGGGTTACCTCTCCGATGCTCTTGGGGATCAAAGACCAAAGCGGATTGGGTAACAATGCGGATGAGTTGATGACTGCCTCGCAGTTGTTTGACAATATTGTGATCCGACCGATGCAAGAAACTATCCTGGATGGTATTGACAAGGTTTTGGCTTACAATGACATCTCTTTGGATCTGTATTTCAAAACCCTTCAACCTATCGAGTTCACGGACACGAAGGTTATGGACAAGGCAACAATCGAGCAAGAGACGGGCGTAAAAATGTCTGCGGTAAACTTGGAAGATCCTTGTTGGGATGGATACGAGCAGATAGGATGGAAGGAGAAGAATGGAAATCGGGTACCTAATTGCGTACCGATTGAGGCATCAATGCCCCCGGAGTTCTCAAAGGAGGAAGAAAAGAATTGGATTGAACATCTGAAAGGGAAAGCAGAAAAGGTTGATTTGAATGAATGGGAATTGATCTCCGACCAGGTTATTGATGATGCGGATCAAGAGAATGAATTCCTCAAGAAGTTCAGAGAAGTGAATTTTGCTTTGGATAAATATGACAATTCGGATGATGATTCTCGCTTGGATAGTGGTATGTACAAGGTTCGTTATGCCTATACCGAAAACATCAGCGCAAACTCTCGGGAGTTCTGCAAGGAGATGGTTGGATTGACAAAGAATGGTATGGTACTCCGGAAGGAGGATATTGATATGATGAGTTTCTCCGGGGTGAATGGTCAATTTGCACCTTCTGGTCAAAGTGTTTACTCCATTTGGAAATGGAAGGGCGGCGTTTATTGCCATCACCATTGGCGCAGATTGGTTTATTTCCGAAAGAGAAATTCGAAAGGACAATTCTTACCAGAGGAGGGGTTGGAGAATGACAAGCGTGTTTCTGTTGGTGAAGCGGAGAAAGCAGGAATCGATCAAAACAAACTCTTTCCCTCTGGATGGTCTACGGCATCTACGGCACCAATTGATACTCCCTCACGAGGATCTCTTAAATACAAATAACAAATGGCAACGGCTCTATTCATTAAGCGAGAGGATTTGGTGCGGAATACCGCATTGGGGGGAAATATAGATACGGACAAATTCATTCAGTTTGTAAAGATTGCCCAGGAGATTCATATCCAGAATTACCTTGGTACGAAACTTTACGACAAGATCTCTTCGGATATCATTGGAGGTACTCTTTCTGGAAACTACCTATCCCTGGTTAATTCTTACATTCAACCTATGCTCATTCATTTTGCGATGATGGAGTACTTGCCTTTTGCGGCATATACGATCGCCAATGGGGGTGTGTATAAGCATCAGAGCGAGAACTCGGCAAGTGTAGATAAGACAGAGGTTGATTTTTTGATTGAGAAGGAGAGAAAGATTGCGGAATTCTATGTGCGTAGATTTGTGGACTATATGACTTTTCATCAAAGTAGTTTCCCGGAATACAATCAAAA